CGTATCTAGAACCCACTTTTCAGTGACATAAATGTCACGGAGCGTAGGTGCCTGAGCTTTACCAGCCCAAGTATAATACCAACCAAACAACCGGCTGACATTATGAACAGGTTTCAGCTCCTTTCCACTTTTCGTACGATAAACATCGTTTTTCTTCGAAAGGCGTAAGTAAGCCATAACCTGTTCGCCCCCTAATTGGAGGTCTTTAACATCCGAGTCAGATAGATACTTGCGTACCCTCTTTTTGGAACTCAATGTCTGTTTTTCTCTGTAATACACAGGAGGACAATAAACGCCCTCAGTTAAGGAAAAGTGATCATTAACAAAATAATCATATGTCCCGCTGAGGTGGTTCAGAGCAATGGAATTCCGAGCGAACTCACGCTTTAATTGCATAAGTTCGCACTGAATTTTCCTTCCTGCGAAATCCCGCCTGAAAATGGTAGGCCTAAGCAAAGCGGAGGGAACCAAATCAAGGAGATTTCGGTGTAGCTTCAGTAAGTGTTTTTTCAACTTAGAAGGGGTGGCGTAAGCCATAATCCCTACCTTATTGATAAGCACCACTGCATCAACCGCGTCTTCAGCCCATTCGCATTCGAATGAGGTTATATACTCCCCGTTCACCGTGAAACCACCACAAGATTCTCTGAAACTTCCTTGGAGGAAAGTTTTAGACTCATTTGTGGCGAAACCGATGTTTGCCAGGAAAGTAATGACGTCAGAAGCTACATCTTTGTGCACTATGATGTCATCACCAAAGACATGAGCAAACGAATCAAACTCCCGCGTTATGACCAATAAAAGTAAGGTCATGACGCCGAAAGTGTATCCATTGCCCATGGCAGATAACATGGTCATCTTATGCCACTCATCTTTACCGTAAGAAACGAATTCGCTTCTAGATTGTATCAGATGAGTATGTAAGAGTGTCCCTCTCATAAACCAATCAATAACAGCCGTAAAAACACTGTTTGATGCGTTCTTGAGATCAATTGTGACGTTGTCATTGTCGGAAAGCAATAATTTATGTAAGACCTGTGATGTATCTAGGTCTATATCGTAAACTTCCTTGATGATACGTCTAACGTCCATTTCAATGGTACGTTGTGCGATCATATTACAGAATGGCTCGCATATAATGACGCGATCCACTTCTACACTTTTAGGAACCGTCGTGAAACGACCGCCAGGTACAAATGTAACAACTTGGCGTAACATTTCACGAAATATGAGGAAGCGCGCTTTGTGCGCACTTCCATCACTTAAACGTAACGCTCTTAACCAGATCGTTTTAGTGTTAAGTGACCGCTTCAGACTAGAAAAATGTCTTCTTGCGGCATATTTGAGCATCGGTGTATTGTACGCGATTCTCGCGAACAATTCGAAACACTCATCGGTACATGTCCATTGTTCAATGTCGCGTAGCTTTGCGTATAAGGAGACGTCTCCGTCGGCTGAAACGTATGTTTCACCAGAAGGAAACTCCAAATTAGCAGGGCAAAAACGATAACGATTGATGACTTCATGTAATTTCAACCTTATAGTGTAGAGTTGATGTCTGACGTAAGGGTCGATCCTAGCAGATCCAGGCACGAAGAATTCTTCAATGCCGGATGCGTCCGACGTGATTGCAGCTAGCAAGCTGCGCTCTTTACGTTCTTTCGCATTTGAATCGTTAGGTTTTTCGAACTTCTTATGCATACGATACAGCTGTAACGCTGTGACCGCATGAGTGTAAGAAAGATCAGAAAAGCTAGGGCCGAGATCTAACTGTTTTGGATGCGCTCTAAGGAAATCCAGAAGTGTATTATTAACTTTGGTTATCCAAGGAGCAAGCTCCGCGTCCCTTACGGGGGCTGCGAGCGCAACGCTTAATGGTTTTAAAGCAGTTGTGATATCCATTTTAGTCTTCTGCTCCTAAAGTGAAAGAGTCAGTCGGGTTTGTTGGAAAACCAGCGAATACGTTGTCGAATTCACCAGTTTCCACAGCCGCTGCTAAATCCTTTAGTTGCTGCTTCACAGCGGCCAAGGCCGCAGGAGGAAACGATAAAGAGATACCAACAGATAGATCTACAACTTTTGCAGGTGTACACGCATCTTCGCAGCCTTCCGGTTTCGGAAGAGCAAACGGTTTGTTAAGCACGAATGCGAAACGATGGCCGTTTACCCCATTCGGGGACAGAGTTGCGTGTAAGCCAACTGAAAGTTGATCCTTAGAGTCAGTCACTACAGCGAAGACGTTTGAGTTCTTGCGAGGTGCAAGGTAACGGTAAATTTTTGACATAATTGTCAACCTCTACGATTAATTAAGCTTGTTAAAGCTGATTTGATTGCGATCTGGTATGTCAATGAAGCAGCGTCGAGTTGACGCTGTAAATCGACAAAAGGATCGAAGACGAGTGCGCAGTAATCCTGCGGGACGATAACGTTTCGTGTATATCCGGTGAACAATACGTTCACTTTTGCTTGCGATTTCTCATGAACGTATGTGACGTTACTTGTATGCGTTTTAACCGAAATGGTACTGGCTTCTTTGTACTGTGAAGTACTGCCAGTAAACGCTGCAATAACGTCGCCAAGGTTTATGAACCAATCGACCACAAAAGATAGTGGTAAAAGTTCCCATAGACTAACGGCAAAGTTCCAAGAATAAGGGGCGTTAGCTAATTCGACGGCATTAAATTGCCGTTTGATGAAGCAACGTACGGTAACTGGTATTTCTCCAGTCCGTTTAAAACCCTTCATACCAAATGGGACCAGCGCCAATTCACGTTTTTGGGAGAAGCGAATGTATTCACTCTCACCCTCGCTCATGGATTTGACAAGGTCCTCAATAAGATATACGTTTGGCATGATAGCGTATCTGAACGTTAACCATACTTGGGTGACGGCATCAGCCATCTCCTTAATGTTTAACGCCAGATCGTGGCGAGCTTGACTGATGTCTTGCCGCCTTTTATGTTCTATCATGCGACGCGTTCTATCGTTACGAGCTGCCAGGTAAGCCTGGTTAGACTCGTAGTTTATACGATAGATCTTGGTTTCGTGTTCACGCTGAACACGTTTAGCCTTATTCTGCAAACGAAAATGCCCCTTCCGGGCATCCTTGTAAAAGCGAATAAGTTCGAGAATCAAATCCTTGATGGACTTAATAGTCTCGGGCAATTCGGCGAGAGCAGTTAACATATCTACTGTCCGCCTGTTTGCCTCCGCTGTAGTCGCGGTAACGAGCTCGAAGAGATCGGTATTGTCTATAAGATGGGGAACTTTGAATTTAAAGTTCAGATAATTCTGAACAACATCGTCGTCCCATCCTACATCATAAGGAGTTAAGCCATCAGTTTTCGTCATCTGACGATAATGTCTTAAAACCCCCCGTACCTGAGGACCATTGAAAAAGTCGCCAAGAGCCACACCGGTGTTACCGGTAGGATCGAGTGCATAGTTTCTCAAAGGACCATACCATTGAATAGGTTTCCAGCCAAAAGGCGCGAACGCAGTATTAATACTGTGCATCTCGGCTTCAGGCGGACCCATGTCAAGGATTTCTCCACCGTTGATATAAGTTACAACGGCTTTAAGGTTATTAAAGTCAGAGACAACCATCTCACCGCGATTTTTACGCGGGATGAAAGGACTGTTCCTAATTTTAATCACGGGACCGAAGAAGGTCTTCTGTGGAATCTGCGGCGTTGGTACACCGCTAGATGACACATCCCATGGAGCACTTGCGGCCCATGAGTTTCGCACTGTAGCCACATAGGGTTCAGCAGAACCCCAACCGTCGACATCGGCGGTTTGTGTATACGTGTAACCATCACCAGCTTTCTCAAAGATAGTCGTGCTATATGCAGGATTACTTGATAAGTAAGGTGATACCGGGTATTTCCCGGAAATTGTCGCCATTTCTCACTCCTTTAGGGGAGGGATACGCGGCTCCAAGGTGTTATGCAAGTATGCGTAGCACTGGGGACTATTCAAATCACAATAAGTGATATGGGAT